AGTTCCATCTTGGCACCAAGCATATTAGTACCGATAATTGGGTAACCCTCTTCATGGAACTTTTCTAGTTCCCGCATTTGAAAAGCGTTATCCGATAATACGATTAAGTCTGCTTGTTTGGCATGAATCTGCCAGTTCTGTACTTGGTCAATAATACCTTTACCAATTGGGGAACGCTCCTGACCATGAGGCTTAATCCATTGTTTAACTTCGTGTCCTTCTGCAAGGCAACGAACTCCAAAGTCAACTAATGCACCTGCGGGGTCAAGGAGTAATATCTTCATTGTTGTTTATCTTGTTTTGATATGTTAGATTTAGCTTCACCAGCACCTATCATTGTACCAATTGCTTTGCCAGTATCTGGGTCAGACATAACACTTTCTAACTTTTTTCTTTCCCTAATTGGAAGACCATCAAGTAATTGCTTAAATGTTTTAGCTGATTTAGAAGCCTCAGTTAAATACATCATTGTCTTTTTATCAAGACGGCTTTGTAAAACCTCCATTAAAGCATCAACGCCTAGTTTTTTCACACCAAATAAAGTTGATAGTTGTTTTACACCAGGTATTCTATAAATTGCACTTGGATTCTTTTCCAAAATGTCTTTTAGTCTTTCTTGACCCATTTTAGCTTGTTCAGAAGCGGCTTCAGCACTTTTAACTTCACCAGCAACCTTTTGTAATCTTTGCTGTGAATTTGCACTCATTTCTTTGGCTAGGTCGTATTTACCAGTGCCAAATATCGACTCAACTGTTTCTGGGCTATTGCCTTCAACAAACTTTACAAACTCTGAAGGAGAGGATTGGTACAGTTTTAATGCTTCTGCACCAGCTTTGGTTTGTGCTATTTCTTGAGATGCTTTAGCGTAGTCTTTTAGATAAGTACCATATCCTGTACCACCAGACTCTTCAATTGCATTAACAATTAATGGATTGATTTTTGCAGTCATTTGTCCTGCAAATTTCTTTTGAGAAGCAGGGTCATTAGCAAATAACTTTTTAGCTACTGCATTGACTGAGTTCTTACGAATGCTATCTAAAGCAAAAGCATCAATAACACCACCTTCATTAGTCCACTTTTGAATATCTTGAGCAATTCTTCTTAGAGCTACTTCAGCGTCCCTATTTCCGGCAATAGATGGGTCTTTTAGTTTAGATGCAACATTAGATACAATCTTATTAGATTCCAATGGCTTTAATCCATGAGCTTCTAAACTTTGACTTGCTGCTTTAGCAAACCTTGATGCCTCACCAAAGGGTAAAGAAGCATCAGCAGCCTGTTTTGCTACTAATTCAGCTTTAAGCCCTAGTTCACCAATATAAGTATATCTTGCTGCACCTACTGGTAGACCCTTATCAATCATCATTTGACGAGATAATTCTTTTGCTTTGTCTTGAACAATAGTAAATTTACGTACATCTTCTACTTTTTGCTCTGCTGCTCCAGCCATTCTTTCGGCTTCTTTATCAAGTTTAGGCTTTAATTTTCCAGCAATATTTGCAGAATCAAGCTCTATGTTTAATGTGGGAATAAGACGCTCATTAACAAATTTTTGCATTTCTTCCTGAGCCTGTCTAGCAGCAGTAGCATCTTGACCTTTAGCAACAGTAGAAAGCTGTCTTAATCTTGCTTCTTCTTGTTTTCCAAATAGGTTTGCAAAAAACTCAGGGTCTTTCTTTTGTGCCATTTTCAATAATGCTTGTGCAGTAGGTGCAGTCAGTTTTGGTTTACCAGTTTTAGGGTCTATGGCTGCCATAGCCTGAGATGCAGTAGCATCATCAGCAACACCTTCTAATGCTTTACGTGCAGCAGATAAATTCTGGCCTAATGATTCTCTAGCAATCTTAGTAGCCCTTTTTTCTGCACCAGTTTGCATTAATGCTCTACCTTCACCCAAAGCTGAAGATGCACTTGCCATAGCAGGAATAGCTTTTTCAGCAGCAAATGGAGTTGCAATATCTGCAAATGTGCTTCCCAACATTCTTTCTAAAGCAGGAATTTGTTGTAATTTAGATTCATAACCTTGTACGCTTTTTTCCAAAAGTTTATTAGTTATGGTCTTTAAACCCATTCCCAAATTAACAACACCTTGTGGCAATACGCCTGGTAATGCTTTTTGAGCCATCTGTGTTGGTGCAGATAAAACTTTCTCTCCAAACTGTTGAGCAGTTTCAGGAATAATTTGTCTAGCACGTAAAGAAGCAGCTTGGACAATATCCTTCATAGATTTGCCATATCCTTCACCTTCAGTTGCAGAAGGTATACCCATTGGTTCTTGCATGGGAATATCAGCACCATAAGTTGCAGGTGCAGCTTCAACAGATACTTTAGACTTTGCTTCAGACTGAGATGCAAGCCATTCTTGTGGACTTAAAGATTTAGTTTCGGCTTTGGGTTGCGATGCTAACCATTCTTCTGGACTCATTGAGGCGCTCCAACAGCCTTTTGATAATCTTCCCACTGTTTATCTGTAAAGTTAGGAGGACGTGAATATTCTGTACCGCCCACTTTTACAACTTGTGGCTTAGACTGTTTTTCAAATGATTTTTCTACTGGCGTATTGGGTTGATTAATATCTTTAACAACAGTATCAATTTGCTGATTGTTTAACCCCTTGCCACGTAATCTTTTTAAAAGTTCGTTTCTTCTTCCGGAAAGTAAATTTAAGTAACCTTCTTTTTCGTATGCAGTTGGGTCTAATGCACCACCAGCTTGTCTAATAACAGAAACTAAGAGTCTTCCACCAGCAATTTCACGTTCTGCGGTATAGGCTGCAAACAATGCTTCTTTTTGAGCTACTGCATTTTTAGCGGTTGGGCTAATTTCACCGTCAACAATTCTCTTAAAGTCTTCTGGAGTAATTTCTTTATTATCATCTCCCAATGATGCCAATTTAGACTGTATTCCAGCAAGTTTACCAACAACCCCAGTTTTAACTTCTGGGTCTTTAAATTTATTAATTACTTCATCCATTTGGCTTACACCAAGTGCGGTATCAACAATTCCTTGATTAACCTTTTCATCTTTTGCAGAAGTACCAATTGATTTTTCAAGGAAAGAAGTTGCCCCTAATCCTTGTAATTGTTTTCTTTCTCTTTCTTCAATTCTTCCTTCTCTACGGTCTGCAATAATAAGCCTTTGTTCTGCAATTTTAGAAGCATATTCTGCACGTTTAGAAGCATCTTCCGCACGGTCTTCAGTTTCCATCTTTTGCCTCATAACAGGAGACATTTTTGCAATAAACTTGTCCCTCAAGTCTGGAGACCAAGATGTAGGAAATTCTTTAGGCAAAGGTACTCCAGTACGCTCTAACGCATCTTTTAATCGTTGGTCGTAATCTGTTTGACTTTTGGCTCTATACAAAGAACTCATTAAATCATCTTTACCATCTGTTTTAATTTTTTGAGCAGTTATTTCTGTATTTTTTGCTGAGGTTTGTAATCTACGTGCTTCCATTTCAGCTTGTTGAGCTTCAGCAGTTTTACCCATAGCTTTGTAGTAATTTGCATCTTGAAGTGCTTTTTGAGATTGTTGAGCCTCTGCTTGTGCTGTAGATATTGTTTTACTGTATAAACCAGAAGTTGTTAAGTCTCCATCTGGAGTAGTTAATTTGTAATCTGGAGATAAAGAATTACCAGCCATTTGCCCTAAACCTGCTGCTGGTTTTCCACCTTGTTGAGCTAAACCAGTCATACCACCAAGACCTTTAGCTTGTTGTGCTTGGTCTTGTTGAGCTTGTTGAATTGATTGTTGCTGTAATTGGTATTGTTGGTATGCTGTATCTTCCTGCCTAAATGCTTGAGCAGGGCTTGTGGACATTACATTAGCTAATTCTGAAAGACTTGCCATATTAACTCACCGAAGGAGATGATTGATTGTATTGGGAATACAGTGTTTGTAATGGATTTAGTACGTTTGCTGCACCTCCAGCTAATCCTTGAAGCCCTAATGCTTGAGCGCCAGTTTGTCCAAAGTTAATACCTTGTTGAGCTTGTGCAGCACCAGCAGGAGCTTGACTAGCACCAGATAACTGGGCTAATAATGCTTGTTGTTGTTGTAAGCTAGATGTAGCGTATTGTTGTCCAAATTGTTGAGATTGCAATAATGCACCGCCTGATACTAAGTTTCCTTGTGCAGCTTGCTTTGCTCCTTGAGCTTGTAAACCTTGCTGAAGGTTAAACTGATAACCTGGAGTGGAAGTAATTGTATTTGGATTGGCTAAAAGGTTTTGTAATTGAGAAGCCGCTTGTGAGCGATATTGAGCATAAGGGTCTGCAACACCTGGCTTAGTTTGACCTCCACCAAGTAATTGACCAGCTTGCCCTAGTTGACTTATTCCACCAATTAGTTGTGCGCCCGTCTTTGCATATCCAGCTAGTTGTCCTAATGTGCCTCCAGTACCACCTTGAGCAACAACGTTACCTGCAGCGTCAAGGATGTTTCCACCTTGAATAGAACCCATTGAGCCGTCTGCTAATTGGAATGGTACAGATTCAGCACCTTGGGCTGCGGCTTCTAAAACAGGAGTTGCGGAAGCTATTTGTTCGGCAGTAGCACCTGCGGCAGTCAAATCTCCAACTGAAACACCTGCTTCAATTAAATCGCCAATTGGTGCTCCAGCAGAAACTAATTCTCCAACAGTAGCTCCTTGAGCTAAAGCATCACCAACAGTAACGGCGCCAGAAGCTATATCTGCGGCTGTAAATGCACCTGCTTCGGCTGCCGCTACTCCCGCATCTGCTACGGCTGAACCAGCTAAAAAATCTCCAACTCCTGCGGCTACTCCACCCATAATCTATCCAATCATCTTAGTAAACATACGTTCGGTCTCTTTATAGCCTAAACGTTCAAATATAGCTCCAACATCTTGATGTATTTTTACATTCATAGACAATTTGGTAACTCCGTATTGTTTCATTATCTCTTCAGTCTTAATAAACAATTTTACACCTGTCAAGCCCTTACGGTAATCTTTAGATATGAAAAAAATGTCATCCATAGCCATAAACTGGTCTTTATAATGAATGTGGTGATATAACAACATGATGCAATATCCAACCAATTTTTCATTATTTCTAGCAGTTACAATTCTCATGCTTCCATTTTTAAAGAATTGTTCATACTTAGAATAATCGGGATTTAATTTAATAGAATCTTTATGTAACGCTATCTCTTCCCAATGGTCTTCTAGTAAAGGCTTAATTTCTTCAATAACTTGGTCAAAAGTTTCTTCTTGGTACGTAATCATAATTCCCCCGTTTAACTATCACCTGATTCAGCGTCTACTTCAAAGTATTCTAAACGTAATGGTACGTTATCTTGATGAAGTAAGTCAAATGCCCTTCTACGACCCTGTCCTAATCTATGAACTTCAGACTTGGAGGTATTTAGATTGACGTTTTGCCATTGGGAAAACGTTTGATAATCATCAGAGGTATACCGTACCAAAGCAAATGAATCTACCTTATCACCTACAACCTGTACGCTTCTCCAGAATTTACGTAAGTTATTACCGCCATCTACTAAGGGTGTACGGGAAAATACAGAAATAGGATTGCCATCATCTTGATAGGTATTAGGGTCAAAGTCATAAACTTTACCATTCGTTTCATGCTGGATTAAATCCATATTCTGAAACTTAGTGTAAAACTGACCTTTAAAGTAACCTTCTACGTTATTTTCAGTAGAAGTCCAATATGTCCAACCATTTTGAGCAAAGTCATATACTAGGGTATACCCTAAGTCTCTAAGTGTTAATATGTATAGGGAATGCCCTGATGTCTTAATACTAAACGCATAAGCAGATGCAGGATTGCAGTTATTGATAATTCTTTCAATATACTGATTAGAGATAATCTGAGGACTCTGGCCTGACATAGCCATCATTTGGAATCCCTTTTGACGGGACGTTCCCATCCAAACAAGGGTATTGTCCATCTGTACTAAAGAGTTTTCAGCAGCTATACCAAACTGAATTACCGCATTCTGATAAGGTAAAAATGGACTTCCAGGGCTTGAACCAGCATCATAAAAGAATTCAATATGATAAGTACCAAAAGTAACTATGTAATTAATTGTTCTGCCAATAGCTAATAATGGGTCAGCAGCAGAGACTACGCCAAGATAATTAATGGCTTGCCATGTGGTTGGGTCTTCTACGTTACTGTTGTAAAGTAGTCCTTGTGGCGTTCCTACAACGTAGTAACCGTCTACAAAGACAGCGCCTGAAATAGTAGTGCTAGGATAAGAAGTAGTAAAGGTAAGAGTAACGGTTGCAGAAGCTGTAGCATTTTGACTTAAAGTTAAGGCAGTACCAAAAACAGTTAAAACATAAGTGCCGAGTGGTACGCCTGACCCCGTCACAATTTGTCCGATTTGAATTGCAGCATTTGACGCAGATAATGTTACTACGGGTGTACCGGATATTGTTGTACCACTTTGCGTAGTAATTGTACCTTGTAAGTCTAAAATAGTGCTTGTAGCTATGGTATATACATACCCGTGATTATCATTTTTAAAAAATACTTGAGACTGGTCTACAGAGTATACAAAGTCATATTTTGCTGTTCCATCCACTGCGGTACCATTAGCCACTCCATTGTCATAGAACGTAGTTCCAATAATAGTAAGTAGGTGGCTACCAGCGGCAAATATACCAAGACCTTCTCCTGCTGTTAAAGATTGATAAGACTTTAATCCTGGGCGTTTAACTGCCGCAATAGACTCTTTCTTTTCTACTTCAATAATTGCATTACCAAGTTTTGAATCCTTATCTAAGGTTCCATCACGAGAGCCAATATTATGGGCGAGTGGTATACGAGAGACTGCCATTAGCTGTAGAACCGGTTAGATGGTGAAAATGAAGTAGAAGCCTCTTCTTGACTCCAGTCAGTCATTACTTCTTCGTACTTAGCGGCACGTTGAGCTACTTCTGCCCGAACCTGTGCTGGAACACCGTATTCAAGTGCTAACTGGTCAGCTAGTCCAAACTTCAATGTATTAAACCATTCTGGAGGAAACTGAGGAGTTGCATTAGGTGTTAATACATCTGAGATGGGTTGTTGTACTTGAAGATGGATAGTCCAACCGTCAGCATTAGGGTTGTTAAATACATACAATACACCATTAGTTAATTGTGGGTCGTAATAGATTTGATTAGGAGTACCCTGAGACGGCTTGTAGCCCTGTTGCATATATTCTTGACGAGATATTACCTCTAATGTTGTATCGTTCCCCTGAGGGCTTCTAATGAACGCCATAACGACTCTTAGAGGGCGGTCACAGACTACATCACCAGTAGGCCCTAATTGGTATACATATTGTCCTGAAACCATAGGAACTGGCAAATCTTCTACTAACCATAAGGGCATACCCTTAGTTTGAAGTTGCTTAATATATAGATTAAGGGCTTCTGAGCAGTTTTGGTAGTCTTGTGGAGTTGGAGTATCTCCAGCACCAATTACTCCCAATACTCTAAGAGCACCATTAATTACAGAATCACGAGTTTGACTATAAGAGGTTGTCATTTAAAAACCTTTAAATGTGACTAAATAAGCAATTACATAAGATGATACTGCAGGAAATAGAACATCTAGCATTTTAGCTTTTTCCCATGTCCAAGGAAGTATTCCAGCAGTCCATACAGTTGCATGAGATTGGTTAGGAGTTGTTTTTGCTTCATCTTCGCACTCAATGAGCTTGCGAGAGTAAAAGAAAATAACTACTACATAAGCGCCAACCCAAAAATTAAAAATAAATCCAGTAATGATTTGAATAGGCAATGCTATTAAGCAATGAATAAGGCTTAGATGCCATCTAGCAGAGGTTAACCAAGCTATCATAACAAATCTACTTTTGCTTTAAGTTCTTTAATTTCTTTGTTTAATTCAAAGATGTAAAGATACGCTTCTTCAAGTCTAGCCAACAATATTTCAGAACCGCCTAAATAGTCTAAGTTTGCACCTTGACCAAAACCAGGTAATGCAAGGTTATCTTTAGTGTATTGTTCTGCTTCTTCAATGGTGCGAGATACATAAGTATCAGCCCCTACATTGTTAGCAAATTTTTCAATCTTGCCTGTATAGGCTTTTTCAAATACATAGTCAGGGTTTGTGTAGGCCGTACCATTAAGATAAACGCCTGTAGCTACGTTTATAGTTCCTACACCTTTCATGCCTCCTGTAGGAGTTCCAATGGTCATGCCATTGTATATATTTGAATGTGTAACACCATTAATAATGGTTGTAATGCCTGAATTCCATCCTACAGTACCTAAACCTGAATTGGTAAAGTCAATATTATTAGGCGTTCCTACTCTAATTGCTATTCCAGAACTAAATGTACCTCCAGCAAAAGTAGCCCCAATTGGTGTTTTAGAAGATATATTTAAAGCAGAAGTAGCCCAAATACCGATATCATTATAACCAATGTTTCCTATGGCACTTTGATTAATACCATTAATAACTAATCCAAGTTGGTTTTGCGTAATAGCAATACCATTTAAAATGTCAGAAGTATCACCATATACTCTTAATCCATAAGAGTTAGAGTCTGTTCTGCAACCATACATTGTTACGCCAACACTAATTGCACCAGTGCTAGTAGACAAGTTATATGTACCTGTACCGCCTGTTCCTGTGCCAAAAGATTGGATGGTTGTGTTTGGGGGTACACCTTCACCAATAATGGTTTGACCAACTTTAAATGTTCCAGTAACAGTACCGCCAACAGTTAAAACTGAACCTGAAATTGTGCAAGAAGTAGCATTTGCACCTCTATAAACATTTGAGCTATTAAATGAGCTCATGTCCATTCCTGAACGAACACCGCCAATATCATCACCATTTCCTGTTACATCGCACTCGATACCACGAACTACATAAATTAATTTTCCAGTAATTGTTACTGGGCTTGATACAGTAGAGGATGCAGATAAGTTATAAGTACCCGCTCCTCCAGTTCCAGTTCCAAATGAAGTAATTTGAGTTCCTGAAGTAACACCAGTTCCAGTAATTGTTTGACCAACTTGGAAACTACCTGTGATATTTCCACCTACAGTTAATACTGTTCCCGCAATAGTTCCAGCAGTACAAACACCGCCTGTACCTTGATTTTGGTCTACGGAAGTAAATTGACCTGACCAAATAGCAGTATCAATAGCAGAACGAGTTGCAATGCCAGTGCAAGCTACCGCATTAGAATACAAAGAGTTATTTAAAATCTTTGAAGTCATAGCCCATTCAGGTTTTTTAGAGCCTGAAATACCAACATTGGGGTTGACAACAGTGCTAATGTTTACGCAAGAACTAACGCCTGGAGATGTTGTAGAGCTTGTATAGTCTGCATTTCTATCAAAACGAACATCAGCATAGTCATTAGGGCCTGTTACGTTGTCGCCTGAATAGTAACCAAAAGTGCCTTGGTTGGTAGTTCTTGTTGCATCAGAAGCCCACAAAGTATTAACTCTTGATGAAACGCCTTTTGCTACGGATGGTGCAGCAGTTGTATATGTAACACCACCTTCTTCTTGCCATACAATAAAACGACTTCCGTATGTAAGGGTTGTCATATCCCCTAAATATGTTCCAGTAGGGACATGAATTACATATACACCCGTGGAGTTTGAAAATGAATTAATAGCATTTTGAAATGCCGTTACAGAGGATGTTGTTCCAGTAGAATCAGCACCAAAATCTTTAACAGAAATTTGTTCTTGAAGTTTTGCACCAACGGTAGTATTAACTGCTCCAGATTCACCTTCATTGTAAATAACATCGTTTGCATTAACACCAATTCCAATTGCAAAATTCATACCAGCAGCAGTAATACGCAATTGAACATTATCACCAAGGTTAAAGAACTGTGGTGTTGTTCCTTCTGCACCACGGACTACGGTAAATACATCAGCTACTCGTGCAGTACATTGCATAATCTCATAAGAGCTTCCAACGCTAATACTAGTAACAGTAATGTAAAAATAATCACCGGCAATAGGAGATGGAAACAAAGCCCCCATACCATCTTGAACCTGAATTGTGGTTTGAGTATTATTAATGCCAAAAGCTAATGCTGTGGCTGCGTTATTTGTATATAAAGGACGGCCCATATATTATCCTAGTGTAAGTGTATCAATTGTATATCCATTAACTAATGGATAGGTTGCTGTAATAACAGTAAAAGTGTCTGGTGATTGAGGACGAGAAACTGGTACAGACTGATTGTCTTTAACGCCTTTTACGTAATCTTGAGGCTGTCTTATCTCCCAATCGTAGCTACATACATACAAACCATCCCATCTAAGTTTTAATTGGGAAAATTTGTATTTATGGCCACAAGCATCACAGATGCCGTTGTAATCACCATTTCGTAAAAAATCAGCGTGACCCATTAGTATTCTCCTGGGTTATAAACTGGAATGTCACCTGTAACAGTATAGGTGTTTCCACCGCTTGTTCCACAAGTCATAATAAGTCGATATGTGTTATCTGCAATACCTCCAATGACTCTTTGAGTAGCTTTACCTAAATTGGTAAAAGGTGAGCCTGAAAGAATGGCAGATGGGTTAGTATCTGTACCTTGAACTGTAATTGCAGTACAAGTTGCTGAAGTTAATGTTTCTGACGGCAAAAGTACTGGATTAAAGTCAAACGAGAATAATTCAGATTCTGTTGTGTATTTATATGAAAACTGAGCCATTATTTTTGAACCTTTTTATTACTTTCGTTTGCACGTACATTACGCTGCTTAAACAACTGAATTAAATTATCTCTCATATCTGCTGTAAAAGTATACCTTATGACAGCCCCCAGTTTGGGGAATACAGCAAATACCAATGTTGATATTGTAGCTGAAAAAGCCTTTAATGTAACATTTATTGACCTAATAAGTGTAGTTGTGTTAGTAGATACGACTGTAAGGTATTTTTGAGCAGTTTTGACCAAACTAGCAGTAGAGTTTACTGATATGGAAATTACTTTTCCTACTGCATACTTTCTAACCATTGTTGCGGTTGATGTAGACGCTATTGATAAAGTTTTTAAAATATTTTGAATAAATGCTAAAGATGCTGATGATGTAGAGTTTGTTGTAAAAGTCTTAGAAATAGACTTAATAATAGACGCTACATTTGACTCTGTAATAGATAGCAATACCAAGTGAAAAGCTGACTCCGTAAGGACTACTACGCTCATTTCAGATATAGTTCTAAATATTTTGCTAATAAACCGTTGTGTAGAAACAACACTTGTAGAAGTTGCTGATAATAGCTTATTTGGCAGATTTTTTATTGTTGCTACGCTTGTAGATAAATAAGATAACAACTTAGCAAAAGTATATTGAAATCCTATTGTAGAGGTATTTGTAGTAGATGTAGATAGGATAGGAGTAGCAAATATCCATCCACTATTGTTTCCAGAGCTTACATTATTATTGGTAAACAAAGCATACCAAGATGCACCTCCAGTTGCTGCAGAATCTTGAATTGTTAAATAAGTAGCATTAACAGTTCCACTTGATTGAGATATTGTGGCTTGTGTACCTGCTGTTGTGCTTTGCAAATATTTAAGAGTAGTTCCAGTTGTTGTAAAATTTCCAAACGTACTAGTAACGCTTGCTTTAAGTTTTAATGTCCCACTAACAAAAGCCGTTATTCTAGTAGACCCTTGTGTTAAAGCGTCTTGAAATTGATAAGTATTTGTTCCAGTAAATGATATTGGAAAATCTAATGTTTGATTATTTGTTGTAATATTTTGTTGCTGTAAAGTTGAAGCAAATGTTATTGCGTTTGTACCATTTCCTACAGTCATTCCAGAAGAAAATTTTAAATTTCCAACAAAAATAATTGCAGCGTTTGTATATGTTCCAGTAAAGCCAGTAAAATCTGTATTTCTATATATTCTTGAAGCACCACCAAAAGTAACTGTATCAGAACCAGCAGATATATTCATATCAACTGAATTTGTTTCAGAACCTCCATTTCCTGCAGATGCCTGTGCAATAGTACGAGTTCCTGTTGAGCCTGAATAAGTAAAGTTTACAGTTGGTGTTCCTGTATAACTAAAATTTGTAGCTGTAGCTGTATTCCAAACAGTTGCTCCTGACCCTGTAACGGTAATATTCCCTGTTCCAAATAATACAGAACGAGTATTACTATTTGCAGAGCTAAATAATCCTGTACTTAATGTTTTATTATTTAAATCTAATGTACCTGAAGTTAATGTAAAGGTACGAGTAGAACCCATTGTTAGGTTGTCTTGTAGCTGTACAGTAGATGTTCCTGACATTGTTATAGGAAAGTCTAATGTTTTACCATTAGATGTAACTTGTTGCGTTCCTGATGTTGCTCCAAATGTTGTTATGGCGGTTCCAGCAGTTAAAGTCATACCACTAGAAATTGTTAAATTACCATATATAGTTCTAGCGATATTTCCAAAAGTTCCAGAAAAACCAGTAAAGTTTAAATTTTTAACTACTGAAGTAACTGAAACAATATCAGTTCCAGTGCTTATATTAAATGATACTGAATTACTTTCTGTAACAGAGCCAGTTGATATTGTTCTAGTTCCAGTTGCACCAGAATAACTACAATTAATTACAGGAGTTCCTGTAACAGACATTATTGTTGGTTGGTTGTATATTGTTGCGTTATTACCATTTAAAGTAATATTTTGAGTACCAAAAGCCAATGTACCAGTAAAACCAGTCATTGTTAAAGTGCTAATTGTTGGGTTATATCCGCTATTTAAGGTAACTGTATTTGCGCCTGAATTGGCATCAAAGAATACAGTATCAGAAGATGTAGGAACAGTTTGACCACCAGCACCGCCAGAAGTCAAAGCCCATTTAGTGCCAGCAGTTGCATCCCAAGTTCCAGTGCCACCTACCCAATATCTAGCCGCCATTTATTATCTTTTTGAAATTAATATTGGTTAGGGATTCTATTTCTAAAACCCCTTACCACAATTAACTAAATTGTACTTTGAAAGTAAACTGAATAGCATCGCCATTGTTTAAAGCAATACCTGTAAAGTCACCCTTTACAAACAAGTTACCAGAAGTTGAAGCGTCAAATAGACCAGCATTAGTAATTGTCTCAATTGTACCTGCTGTCTGAGTACCAACTACTTGATATGTGTCATTAGTTGTGGAAGTTGTTACTTGTGAAGTTGTACCAGATGTTCTTGGAGTAACTTCAGTAAATAAAGTTGTATCACCGGCTGCTGTTGTACCTGCACCTGTACCCCAAGCCACATACTTAGGCTGAGTAGCTGCACCACCGTTAAGGTAGTTGGTTACAATCGCTTTACCAGTACTTACGAGGAGCGTAGCCATTTTTTAAATCTCCATATAAAACGGTTGATTGGGTTTCTATGATAGTAGTCAATAACGCCTAGCTCTTCTTTCGTTCCGTCTGCACGGATGATTGTAGCAATTAATTCTATTTCTTTGGCATTTACATTGGCTACTTGCATATTAATCTTTTACTATTTCTAAAACAATAACAAATGATGTATTTAATGCTGTTGTAGCACCACCAATGGTAGTCAATAAGATTTTGCCAGTAGGAGTTGTTGCATTGTCAGTAATACCACCAAATGGGCCAGCTTTAATCTCGCCACGACCAGTACATTCCCACAGTAAAGTAGGAGTAGCACCATCCCAAATTAAATCAACTTGGATGCCGTCTTGAATGTCAAAGTTAATACGCTTGATACGTACTGTTTTAGCTAGTGTACCTTGTGCATCAATTTGACTTAACAAACTTGGGTCAAGGACTGTGTAGTTAGTAATATCACCGGCATTGACAAAGCCAGTAATTTTTAATGTTGTATTACGGTAACCATCATTCAAAATCTGAAATGGAAGAATTTGAGTAGCCATAATTAATAACCGCCTTTAGGTGGTTTTAATTTAGTAGCTTGCTTTAAAGGTGTTACTTTACCTTTAAGTGCTTTTTTCTCGGCACCCATTGGAGCAGTAACGCCCATTCCAATTGGTTGACCTTCACGAAGTTTTTTATTTGCGGGCATAATGTTTTCCTTTAAGTTAGAGAAAAAACCCCCTAGAACCTTTTGAGAACTAGGGGGAATCGCTCACGTGCGAGTTAATTAAGCTCCAGGTGTGCCCCACAATGCACGTGGGTCGCCCCAACCGAAGGCATAACGCTCATACGATTTAGCTTTAGCATTCATCGTATCAAAGTCATTGTCTTGGTCAAATGTGATTGCTTGACGCTCTTGGTGAATCATACCAGAACCCATTGGAACTGAAGCACGAATAAACCATGCTTTAGTGCTTGTCAGGTAATGGTTCATCTTGATGCCTTCTGGTAATGCGTTAGTAGCGTGCATTACGTTGATGGCGTTACTCTGTGTACTAGGATTTGTAGCACCAGTGTTATATGAATAAACAGACTTCATAATACGGTTAGCTTCAAACCAGTTGCTTGGGTGAACAACTAAAGAACGTGGCATTAAGTTAATGCGTAGTCCACGGTCATTCAATGCAAGCATTTGTTGAATAATCAAGTTCTCAATAGCTGTTTCAGACAAGTTAGCCGCAGTGGTCAACAAGTTGCTGAATGTGCCACCAGATGTGTTAGGGTGAGAAGCGTTCAATAAAGAAACTCCGTCGCCACCAGCATAGGCGTTTGTGAAAGCATTGTTGTATACGTTAGCAGCAACGTTCTCTTTGGTTTGACGCATAGAGAAAGCATTGGCAGCAGCACGACGCTTAGAAACAACTTCATAAAGGTTGTCAGCAAGTTCTTCTTGGGTAACGATGTAGCCCAAGCCGTATGCAACGTTGGTTAAACGAGTTACAAAACCTTGAGTCTCGGAATCGTAAACAACGCCTTGACCTTGTGGTTTTTGTGGAGCAAGACCAAAGCCAGTAGCTTGGACGTACTCTTCGTAGTTTTTGTCAGATGTGGTCGTGTCGAACAAGTCTGTGTATTCGATAGGATGTTCATTGTATGAA